GCTTTGCCGTCCTTGCCAGCCCCTGCTGAAGCAAGGTAGGCTAACGAGGCATTACTAAAAAAACTTTCTGTTGCCATATCTTAAATGTCTTCTGATGGGAACCATTCGCTCCCCAATTTTTCTACCTCGGTTAATTCAGTTACAGAATAAGTTGGATGCTTCTTTATAGCAAAGTCTAATCCGTTTGGATGACTATAAATACTAGCCCATCTAACAGTCTTTACACCATCGTAATTCTCAGCCTCAGCAACTAAATTATTGTAGGCTTCAAGCTCGCTTTTATCTGTGCTTTTGTAGTATGCCATTAGTAGAAGTCGTTAATGTTAGTTTCAACTCCAGCTCTATCAGTCGTATCGTCCCAAGCTATAAGCTCTGAAACTTTAGCCGATAGGAAGTGGTCAGCTGCAGGGGGGTCAGCGTGGTTTGCTCCAAGCCTATTAATTATTTGTGACCAAGCAGAACTCAGCGTAGTATTAAGCTTTTGAACTCCATTAGTATAGGCTTCCAGTGATGTAGTGTTTGTCCTTTGGAAAGAAAGAACGTTTAAGCTACCTATACTCAAAGAAGCCACATAGTTATATATAGTACCACTAAGCCTTACTTGACCAGTATTGTTTTGATACAATCGTATTCTGTTGTCTGCGGTCGCACCGTTTAATAACACACCCCAAGTGTTTGTATTTGTTGTAGGCGTTACAACCGCTGTAAGTAAGAAATTAACAGTCAATCCTATAGATGTTTCAACCTCCATCCACTGACCTACAGTTTCCTCAAACTCAACAACTGGCTTGTTGTTACCGTCTTTAATTACAGTACCGCTAGATACAATTTTAGGTTGTGACGCTGCGTCACTCTGGAACATATGCTTATTGTTTCCGCTTTGGTCGTACCAAGCAGTAACGTATCCATCAGCTCCATTACAGAAAGTCTCAAGCGCTGCTACGTCCAACTCATTATTTGCAAATCCTATATCCGTGCTTTGACCTGTAGAAGCATTCCTTACGCTAATTACATCACCCGTGTAGGTATTATCCAACAAGCGTAAAGAGTAAGCCGCAGCCGCTCCCGAATAATAGTTGAGCAGTCCTTTATACACTGTTGGCTTAACAGGATTAAGTACCTTCAAGTCTTTCTTTAAACAAGACATACTCTCCACTGTACCGCCGTCTGCCTCTACCCTATCTCTAAAAGCATTAGCTACTACAACATAGTACGGGGTGATTACACCTCCTATAGTTATTGATAACCCTAGACCTAACATAGCTTATGCTATATATGCAAGGATATCACCACTAACAACAGTAATGCTGCTGAACAATCCGTAGATAGTTACACCCGCAGGGATAGTCTCTGCATTTAAGTTATCACCAGCCTCTGAGGTTACAGTGATTTCAGTATCTGCCAGTACAGTGATTGCACGGTAGAATTCACCTGCAGTTGAGGTGTTACCCGTTCTAAGTTTTCTGAATCCCTTCTGACCAAGAACTTGGCGTTGGAAGTTAGGGGTTGCGTTTACGTTTTCGTAAGCCATCGTATATCAAGTTTTAAGTTGTCAAGTTCTAATGCGCTGTGCGCCAAATACTTAACAAAGATAATAATTATTCAGTTAGCATATCTAAAAGGTTCTGACCCTCATCAGTCAGCTCACCTCTTTTGCCTTGGCGTTGAGAAATCATTTTAGACTGCTCTACAGCCTGCTTCTTCACTCTCTCGTCCTTAGCCTTTTCTTTCTTGTCCTCAAGGTCTTCTCTGAACTGCATATCCTGCTGCTTCATACCCATCGTAGCTTGAACTTTAGCACCTTCAATCTGACCCTTAAGTTGGTACTCCAATTGAAGCAATTGTGCCTTCGCTTGAGCGTCTGCTTGAATCTCAGCAATCTTAGCTTGACTCTGCATCTGAATCTCCTGCATCTTACCTTGGCTAGACGCTTGTGCTGTAGCTTGATTCATTTGAGCTTGCATTTGCGAGTTCTGCTGTGCCATTTGTTGCTGAGTGCGCATACGCTTCTTACGGCGAATAATAAGCAACTGTTCAGCCTGGTCCACATCCTTAATCTGACGAATAGCAATAGCATCCTCTAAGTCAATCTCTTTCTGAGACAAGGCTATCTGAATGTTCTGCTCTAGGTAAGATTTTTCAGCATCATCCATCTCAGTCTGAATCTTGACGCCAAAGTTATACATGGGTAGGTCTCCGAATGAAGACAGAACTTTCATATTTTCTTTTCCTATAGCCTTTATGTAAACCTTAAACAGGACAGACTCTTTAGGTAGAATCTGTAAACACTTAATAATGTCTTCGCAAATTCTACTATAAAGATAAATAGAAGCGTTAGTAATATCGTAGATAGCATTATTGCCTGCTGAAATAGCTTGCTGACGCACACCTACTAGCTGCTCTCCTTTTGGAGATGTACCGTCCATTACTTCATTAATACCCGTTGTATCACGGATAAGACGGAGATTATGGTTGTAGATAGTAATAAGCTCATTGATATTACGGATACTATTGTCCAGAGACCTAACTGGAGGGTTCTGGAATCCACCTTCTGGATTTTTGCTACGATAGTAGAATACACCTGTTTGCTCGTAGATGTCTTGTATGTCTAATGGTTGTAATTCTCCGCCTTTACCTAGCTGTACGTTTTCTAATCCTTCAACGTCTACAATGAGACCGTCAGGTTTAGCCTTAGCAATAGCCTGCTGTAACTTCAAGTGTGAAAGCTGTAGTTGGTCGGCAAATCCTATGACTGAGCCTACTAAAGACTTAGGCATCATTCTGCGTAAGTTTGTTGCTACTACAGAGTAAGATAATCTCGCTTTAGTTAAGTCGTGTACGTTTTTAGGTACATTATTTTTCTGTCCGTATCCAAACACGTATCCACATCCGATAACATAGCTACCGCCAAATACAGTCTGAATATTCATTGCCTTTGGCTTTCTATCGTATACAGACTCTTTAGGTGGGCTGTAATCAAATCCTTTGTAATAGAATCCTCTGTTGCCAAACTTAGAACCTTTCTCCTCAAACATCATATCGTCTGTAGAAATAAACTCAAAGTCCATAACCTCAACGATAAACTCATCGTAACCGTATGTTGTACGGTCTAGAGTTTCATCGTAGTATTTATAAGAAAGCTTATCAGCTCTATTCTGATACTTGTTCTTTACTCCTTGAGCTATCTTTTCGTACTCGTCCTCTGTAAGCTCATTACCAGCAATACGCTTAAGTTCTGAGATGCTAATTTTCTTGACGTGTCCTGCGTAGATGAGGTCGCTAAACGTAGGGTCTTCGGTGTAGCTATGGAAGAAAAACGCTGGGTCAATATACTCTTCGGTAATTCCATAGTTAGGGTCGTTGTTTCTTTTTACGACAGCTATACCACAAGTAACCAAATCATTTACTGCTCTGCGATACACACGTTGGTCAAAGTCATTCCACTCAAGGGTCATATTCGTACCTACTTGAGCAGCTATTTCTGCGCCAGTTTTAATACTAGCGTCCATAAATATTTCTGCTTCCTCAGTAGTTTCTGGTACAGACTTTAAGTCTACGTTTGTGTCTACACCTAAAGTTTCCATCTGTTTAATCAACTCTTTGTTTTCAACTTCAAAAAGTTTCTTAGCTCTTTTATCGTCTTTCTCAGACTGAGATAACGGGTCTACAGCTTTAACGTTAGGATACGGCTTACGAGAGAGTATATTGTTAACTACAATTTTCACAAACTTAGGGACGATAGGCACTGGAGACCAATCAAGGTTTAGCAACGTACCGTCCCCATTGTTCGGGTCTAAAGAGTTTAAAATCTGTTTGTATATAGATGTGTCTTGAGTACCGTTCGCGTAATCGCGATTGGTTTCAAAATCCTTTAGTCTTCTGCGAAAAAGACTTCGCTCATCATCAGAACTGCCCCATTGTTTTTCAATAGCCTTAGCGTACTTAATACCATAGGCTTTTAATACTTTTTTTGAATAATGTGCAAAGGGGTCTGGGAAATTCCCATATTTGCTTTTGTCGTTGTCTTTATTGTACATATAGCGTTTCGCAGAATACTTCCTCGCAAAGATACAAAATTAAAAGACTGCGTATTAACGCCGTATTTCAGTGTTATACCTTCTAAAAAATGTCTTGTCATTAAAGTTAGATTCCTTTTTTTTAATCTCACTTTTTTGAGCGCCTAACAATGCTAATCCAGAACTAATAGTAAGGTCATACTTAGTACGATTATCTATTTTGTAACCTATCCAATCGTCTAGAGTTCTGTCAAAATACATCTTACCCATCTCACCTGTTTCTGAGTTTATACCTACGTGTTCTTCAACGTAAGCCTCTATAGCTTGTGCGTGAGCCTGGATAACATCAACTGAGTTAGAAGGTATACCACGGGTTTTTGTGTTTGACGCTGCGTTTGGAGACTTTAAGTGTTCTGGTCTTTTCATCACATACTCTTCGTATCCACGAGCTTCAAAATGCCTTACTATACCGTATTTGTTGTTTTCTATAAGAAGGGGATAACCATAAAAGACAGCAGCCATAAGAATATCTTCGTAAAATATTCTAGCAAGAGGAGGACGAGAGGCGTATTCGGCAACAAACATATTAGATGGCGCTGCCATATTAAACTTGTTGTACAGATGGCACGCTCCTTTAGAGCCTCTGTTATCTGTAGTAGAATCCAAATCATAGCTATCTACGCCGCCAACACCTATATGGTCATTAGCTGGGTGTTTTTTTCCGTACTTAATTATGTACTTATTCTGCATTTCTGGTTTAGGCATCCAAGACAGACGCCACCTTCCTTGAGGGTTAGGACTAAATACAACTTCTTTATCAGTAACTCCATCTTTCCAACTAAAGTTACCTACAACTACAGGATTAGGGTATAGCTCTTGGTTATACTGAACCTGTTCATATATTTTTCCGATGTTAAAGGTAGAGCCTTCAATACTGTCTCGCATTGCCTCATCAATGGTAAAGGGAAACTGGCGTATAAATTCGTTCAGTTCTCTAGCGTCACCTTTTAAAGCATCTCTTTCATTCTTGAGATAAGTTTTTGCACCGATGTCAACATAGTCACCATCAATAGTCTGTACAGGGTTTTCAGGGTTTTCCACGATAGGGTTTCCGTGCTTATCAAAGAATCCTTCAAGCGATTCATAGGCGGGTATAAATAGTCTATAAAGACCAGTTTTTGTTCTTCCATTAGCATTTCTATCTTCTGGGTCTGAATCTCTCCATATCTCCTTGTACTGGTTACCACCCTTATCCATAGGGTTTACCGTAGAACCTACGAGTGCCTTACCGATAATCTTACGACCTACGATAAGACAGGTTTTCTCAATGCGCCACGCTTCGCGTATATCCGTAGGGCGTTCCCACTTACCTGCCTCATCTAGATACAGGATATGCAGTTTCTCACCATCGTATGCATTGTTCGTGGTGTTCTTCCAATTGATAATGGTATTGAGTGCCTCGCCCTTGTTTGAGGTTTTATTGTTTTTAGTAATACGCTTAGAAGGCTCACGAAAAGCAAGCTCCATCCTTGGATTAGTCGTACCGTCCTGTATAGGCTTAAAGAAAAATGGGTAAGACCTAAACATAGGAACTACCTTCTTCATAAAGATGTTTTCCTGTGCATCTTTACCCGTCTTAGACTGTATCCCTAATAGTTTATCTTTTACTTGAGTGCCTTCATCTACAAGTATAGCTGCCGACATATTGGTATACCCCGAACGTCTACACTTCGTATACATCTGCCCTATAGAGCGTGGG